GGATAGAGTTTAAGATGTGCAGACCGAGCAGCGGGGAAATCCCATCTCGTCAAGTAGTTCTACCTAGTAATGATAATTTTTTTATTGTTACTAGGAAAGAATAGAACTGCTTCCCTCACTTGGGGGGCAACCCCAAGGGTTAATAGCATTCCTTAATAACTAGTTAATTTTTAGGTCTTGAAAGCAAAATTATTATTTGTTATCTTTTATGTAAAAGATAAATGATGACTGGTATTGAAAGATGGTTCAATAGGCATAGTTTGGAATATACCTTATTAAAAATGAAAGAATGGGGATCTGATTCGTTATATGATTTCTTTGAAGAAATTTTTAATAGGAAAATTTCTGACAAAGAAATTGAAATATTATTAGATATACAGGATAAACAATTAGAAAATGAAATAGATGTTATATGAATACCCACACTCACAAGAAGTACTAAATATGTTAGTAAAGAAGTACTTTGATGATACAGAAGATTATTCCCTCACCAAAGAGGGGTTAAAAAAACGATTACCACATTTGGAAAATAAACATATTCATTATGCTCTCCAAGAGTTATATGAAAAAAATGAGGTGGTTCAAATGGTAACATATTTCGCAATAACAGCAAAAATTGTTGATAAATACAAAAAAGAATACAACATTACCAATAATTGATTATATTTATAATCATCGGTCATAGTTTTTTTAACTACGGGGAGGAACAATTCTTGATTTTATTTCTTTAGTTGATTAGTTAGTTCCATAATATAACCTTAGGTTCCTCCCCATTTTTATAAAGATATTTGAAGAGCCCCTTCGGTAAAAGGTTGAATGTTTAACTCTTAACGTTCAACCTTTTCAATTTAAACCCCTTATTTCATTAAAATTAGAGGACTGGTGAAGAGATCCCCCTCTCACCAACGGTATCATACCAACACATTATTTTTAACGTCTTAAATCAAAAATTTTAAATGTGTTGAAAAAACAAAATATGCATATATTTATTATGGATGGGAAGAAAAGTAAAACCACAGAAAAGAATATTATCAGAAGAAGGTTGGTTAATCTATTGTTCTGATTGTGATGGGTATAAACCCGAATATGAGTTTCACACGGACAATACACGTCCATTTGGAAAATATTATATCTGCAAAGAACATAGACAAGAACGAATTGCCAACTTGGAAAATGAAGACAAAAGGGTGGATATGAGAAGAATTAATAAGTTCTTCTCAAAGATGGGTTATGATACCTCCCAACCTATACATCCTCAGTTTTTAGAGAGGGTGAAAGATAAATATGGAGTAGACATTAGTTAATATGGAATATTTTATTGAAGTTGTTTTGGTTTTTATAACCTCACTTACCTCTGTTGTAATTGCATTGATAAGTAAGGGTTATTTTGATAAATGGAGAGATAAGAAAAAAAGTGAGGGGAAAAGACCTGTTGAAAAACAAGTGCAAGCCTCACAAGTCGTTAATTTAATTCTTCAATACTTGATAGAACAAATCAATTGTGATAGAGCATATATCTACCAATTTCATAATGGTAGTTATTTCTATACCCTCTCTCCAATTCAACATATGTCCATTACTCACGAGGTTACAAAGGATAACGTTCCACCCATTCAGACAAAAAATCGTGATTTTATGGTGTCCCAATTATCAAAATATATTGCTGATACCATTAATTTGGAATCCTTTCACTATAATCAAATTTATACAGATGTGGGATTAAAAGCCATTCTTCAAGAATCTGGAACTCAATCACATATTTCCATTCCAATTTATTCAAAGAATGATACCTCAAAAAGAATTGTGGGAATTGTATCTTTTGATTGGACAAGCAGTGAAGTACAAGAAAAACACCTTAATCCTCAAAATACGGGGTTCTCTGAGGACTTTAAACACGAATTGATGTCAGACATCAAGGAATTGGAACAATACCTGTAAAACGTCTTATTTTAATCTGCGACTAAAATGCTCAACAGTATTAACGCCAAGACCAGCAGTAACCAAACCCAACATCCCATACCATAAAAAATCTTTAATTGGAATCTCAAAGAATGTTCCGGCAACAAATGTTATTGCGCATAATACAAATGCGAATAATGTAATCACCCTCTTTGAAGATATCCCTCCACTTGGACCGGATATCATTGATATAAATGCTTCTTTAAATGTCATAACCTATTAATATAATCTTTTATACCTATCTTTGCAACAGTCAGGGTCATATTTGAAATAATCTGATTTGCCAGGTAATACAATGCTTGATTCATATCCATTGCTTGCCTTGGCTCCCAATGAACCATCGTTGGTGAAGTATTTAAACTCAGGATAAAGGTTTGTGTTCTTTTGAAGGTGTGCCCTCAACCTTGCATCATAGAACTCCGCTGTGCTCTTTGCGCTTGATTTAAGAGATTGATATAACCTAATATCAATTGCTGTTCCTTGTTCAGATGAACCTTGAACCAATCCCACATTCATAAACTTCATAATGAAGTTATCCATTGCATAATAATATGCATAATGAATAATCATCGGTTGAATGTAGTCATCCAATAATGTCTTATAGGTCGGGTCTATCGCGGTTCCACTTGTAACATAAGCATCGACCAAGTCAATCAACTTATCATATAGTTCTGTTCCCAAACTCTCTTGAAGATTAATGTCCTGAGCGGTTGCAATTGCGCTTGTTAATTCCCCACTATCAACGTTATCGTTAATTGCTGTGGATTTTTTTAATTCGTTTTCTGTTATGAATAATACTTTAGCCATTATGATAATATTTGATTTTGGATGATTTCAAGGTTTATTTCTTCGTCAGGGTACATCATATCCACCAACCCTTCCAAATGTTCAATCAACTCGTTCTGAATGGGTTTTATGGTTGTGTTTAAGAACAACTTAAACGCAGTTTCCAATTGTTCTGCTTGTGAACTAAATCCTGAACCTGTTGGTAACCCGATAAGTGAGGGGTCAGTTATTTTGTGACCTGATAATATCTGTTTTTGTATTTGTTCAAATATGGCAGAATAGTATTGGTCATTAGCGTTGGTTTGAATTTGTGTAATCTCTGGACCATTTGTTTCATCAGAAAACGATACAATCATTTGACCTGCGTTCTCTGAACCACCATATCTATTTTCCAATTCCCTCAACAAAGCGTCAGCCTCATCTTGTGACTTTGGTTTACCATTACGGAAATTTATCCATAATGATGGATTAGCACCATTTTTAATATTAGAAAGGTGATGAATAGATATCTCGTGATTTAATATTACATCATTAAGAACGGACATATAATAAGGTTGTCCATAATAGTTCATACCCGGAGTGTATGCTTTAATATGATATATTTGTTGGTTGGTTGCAACACTTGGATCCAATGAGTTATACTCAATCAATCCTTTACCCTTTCTCTTACCCCAATCATCACAATAATAATATTTTTCAGGATCTTCGTTTAAGTCATCCACCTTTCCTACCCTCATAAACTCAGAGGGGATGAAATAGATTGACTTTAATCCTTGTGACCTATCGTTCTTCCAAACACAAGATAAAAACACATTACCTGTGATAATGAACTCTCTGGCTATCTTTCTGAATAGTTGGTTAATTGTCTCATATTTATTCATCTTAATGTTTTGAATAAACCCTTGTCCGATAACATTATCACTTATTGAACGAAGACATACGTTATGGATTGGGGAATAATCAGCATATTGATATAGTTTTTTAAACATATCATTATTCTTGCCGGCCAATACCCAATCGTTTGAACCATATGTTTTCTCGTCAAATTTATGTTGAGAATCTATTTTAATCCCAAACTTTTCAAATACTTTTAAATCTTCCATATTTTATAAATATTGTTCTTTTATATTAATTCACTAGGGTCTGGTAATTGAGGGGGTTCAATGTATGTCCAAGTATCCCCCGATAAATGATAACCTGACGGATAATAATCATTTGGAATATCATTTCTATCCTCAATAACATACTCATCCCTATCGTTTGTTGCAATATAGAAGGGTGTCAGTCCATTTTTGGTTACCTTTATGACATTATCCTTACCTTCGTGATTAACTCTCGTTATATCGTCCGCAACTTGTAATATCAATGTGTTATGTTTTAATATCTTCATATCTTTTTTTTTAAGTTAATACTCCATATGTTCCACCAAAGAAGTCACCCGTTGTTGGGGATGTTCTTTGAGTCCAAGTAAATCCGTCAGGTGATGTAACAATCTTACCGCTTCTTGATACCGCAACGAATAAATCAATAGGTGCCGGAGCGTATCTACAAACAAGATATCCGTTACCGTCAATGTTTGGTAATGTCGTACCTGACCAAGTTACAGCATCATCAGAAACAACACCTTCAAATCCGTTTGCGTAAGGAACCGCAACCATTCTACCATCAGAAGGACGATAATCCATCGCATATTTCCAACCAATATCATAAGTGGTTGTCACACTACTCCAAGTTATATAATCTGTTGTACGATATGCCTCTTCACCAATAAACACCACACTTAATCCAAGAGTGGCGTTATGGATACCTGGTCTAGGTGGGTGAGCCCCCGTAATTGTAGTACCTGTTGAGTATGTCCCCCCACTATACGTTCTATGTACCCCTAATGAACCGTGTAATAATACTACCTCTTCATTCGTTGTATCAATTAATTGTTCGTAATCACCAGGTATTGGTAAACTTCCTGTTGCGCTCCTCCAAGAAATTCCATCATCTGAGAAAATCTGAGTTTTTAGGTTAGCGGCAGCAACCATTTCATCCAACCAAGGAACATAATCTACATATGCTCTTCTTGATGTATCAACAAGCCTTGTCGTCCAAGTTTGTCCATTATCTGATGTGCTAATTCTTGCAGTACTTATGCCGTTTGATGTAGAACTATTTGATGCAACAAATCTTTCAAGAGTTGGATGGAACCCTACCGCTTGGGCCGGCATTCCATTATTTAAGGTATCTCCAGTCCAATTAATACCATCATTAGATAATAATGTCTGACTACCATTAGCCACGAACAATATTAATGGTTCCGCAGGTGGAGGTGTTGATGTTGGTGTTGGTGTTACCGTGTTAGTTGGAGTAGGGGTAACCGTACTAGTCGGTGTTAATGTTGGTGTAGGACTAGGAGTTATAGTCGGAGTAACCGATGGGGTAACACTAATCGTTGGAGTAGGTGTTGGTGTATTAGTTGGTGTAGGTGTTGGTGTTGGAGGAACACAAGTATCTAATATTTCAATTGTTGCCTGACCTGAAATTAATGAAGGATATGAACCTGAACATGCGGTATAAACTTCATCATTACCCAATGTGTAATTAACAACATCACCGGCGCAACTTATGTAAGATATTTCAGCACTTGCACCTATTGTTTGAGTTACCCTAATTGTTCTACATCTATCAGGAGCAATACAAGGACCGACATTTGTAAATGTTAATGTGTCTGAACCACCAACATATAGCGGTGTTATAATGGCACAAACGTGTTCAATTGTGTTACCATCAATCTCATTATTCTCAATTAATACACCATCACAATTTACATAATTATAGAATGATTGGTTAGTTGATGATGTATTTTCAATTTCCCAAGTATAACAAGGTTGTTTACTAGGAGTAGGTGTTGGTGTAGAAGTTGCTGTCGGACTAGGGGTTACACTATTAGTTGGAGTAATCGTTGGAGTAACCGATGGGGTCACAGTAGGAGTTGGTGGAGGTGTATTGGAAGGGGTTACACTCGGTTGAATACCAAAGTCCCTATTGTACACCTTATATTCAAAGTCCTCATCAGGATAGAACGTATTTGCATCATCCAAGAACTCAACTCTACCATATGTTTCAATAACTCTATCAAAAGAACGTGACGGATCCAAATTTGAATCTGATATCTGTTCATAAACACTTATCCAATAATCCCCCTCAATTAAATGAACATTTGTCATACCTGATGTTGTATTCCCCACCAATGATTGAGGGGAATCAAAATCAATATTAACATAGAAAGTATCAAATCTTTCTTTATATGTTGAACCACTTGTTTTACGATAAGGGATAAATCTATATGTCTCCTTGCTTAACTTATGATAGAAGGAGAATAGATAGTTGGGGTCATTCAACATCTTGTTCCTACTTGCGGGTAGGTAAATCTCGTTGTTTGTATTTGATGAAAGAGTTATCATTGTTTATAAATAGTTCGTTTATAGTGGATTATTATATACCATATCTATTTGCTAAATAATTTTGTAAATCAGTTGTTTCTGCTGCGCTTAATATTGAGTCAGTTGCAATTACTTCAACAACACTCATTTCTGGCATTGAGTTGTAACCTGATATAGGATACCATGCTAATGCTAGTAAATCAACTGTATGATTTAAACCGCTTGTTCCTGTCTCAGAGTACGATACCCCGTCAAATACATCAGAATTTTGAGATACGTAATAATTATATTCACCTGTAGTTCTATTATAATTCATCATTACAATTTGATAGTTACCATTCGTAAATCCACTACCAAAAGCATTCTCACCTATTGTATTAGCGTAACCATTGTAAGTTCCCGTACTTGAACGACCGAATAATATCCACCTTGGATTTAAACCTGAATTTGTTCCTATACCAATTACAGGGTTATTGGCTGACGTTGTAACAACTTCTCTAATTTTGGATACCAATATTAACGTCTTATCTGTATTTTCTGATGAAGGGGTAACAGTATAATGTCCAAAGTATGACTGTCCTGTATTGAGTATAATACAAGGTTCTCCGTTCCAATCAGAACTAGAACCACTAAATACGGCCTTCTGACTACTAGCCGCAGTAAATACATTACCACTATGTCCTGTCCATGCATTTACAAGAGAACCCGTTGTATCTACACCCGTATCGGCCCTCCACCAATCATATAATCCTGTTAAATCAGCAGGGGTAAATACCACAGCACTTGGGGTTGGAGTAGGAGTTGCTGTTACCGATGGTGTTGGAGTATTTGTAGGGGTCACACTAGGAGTTGGAGTAACCGTTGCGCTTGGGGTTGGACTAGGTGATGGTAATGGAGGTTGAACAGTATCCTCTATTATTGTTATATTACCTAACCAATCTAAACCAGGGAACGGAGGGTCATATTTAGTCCAAGTGTAACCATCATTACTTAAACAGTATCCCCCTCTACGATCTAAAACTATAAACTGACTTCTATTAGTTAAATATTTAACTACTACTGGATCACTTAAAGGTACACTACTTTGTGTCCAATTAATTAAATCATCAGATACGTATGTTATGTTACTACCTGGTGATGTTAAAACTGTATTCACCATTAATGTTCTACCGTCAGATGGTCTATAATCCACACCTTTTATATCAGTTGTAACCCCACCTAAATTGGTAGTATATGTAGTCCAATTAACACTATCATCACTTAAAAGGTAACTATCATCGTTCTGTGTTCTCCAAAACATTGTCTTACCTAATGTCTCATTTCTAATGATGAAGGAATAAAAACTACCGGATCCTGTTATTGGGATTTCAGTGAAATTAACCAAATCACTACTTCTATAAAACTTTTCGGTAGGGTTGGTAACATATATGAAAACGTATCCATTATCATTATCCACTCCCGCAACTCTATAAGAAGCCGAAGCGGGCATAGATATTTCAGACCATGTTATTCCATCTGAACTTTTAAAACATACATCAGAATATACTCCAAGGGTAGGATAATACCCTCCCGCAAAGAATGAATTTAAACTATCTAAATATACAATATTAGTAATTCTTTGGTCACCACTAAATGAAGTTGGTGAACCAGTCCAAGAAACAGCGTCATAACTATATTTTAACTCTGTAAACCCCGAAGAACGTGTATAACCAACAATAATATCATTGTTCGCACTTACTTCTAAAAAGTTGGGGGTTGCAGCGGAGGTAAAAGTAATTAGATTATCCTCAGAATATAAATTAACCTCATTTGAGACACCAGAAGAAAAGAAATATAGTTTGTTGGAAAACCCCTCACCAAACTCAATAAACTCATTTCCATAGATGGGGGATGATGGAGAGTAGGGGGTTTTAATCCTTTGTGTTGTTCTATATTCAATATTGCTCATATGTTTTATAAATATAAATTATTAAGCGAGACGCCCCATTCCTGTTTGGAAGTCGTTTATGATGTTACATAGAGTATTACATTCTGCCTCTGTTAATCCATCACCCATAGATACGAATTGTAATCTTCTCGGTGAGTATAATGATGAATCTGATAATATTCTAACGGTATTGTTTGGAAGTTTATTACCTTCAGTCCATGCTGGAATGTTTAATCCTGTTGGATTTGCTGCATCTTGTTTAAAGTATCTGGTTGTTGAATTTGTTCTTGATGCAACCCATGCCCCTATTGCGCTGCTAGGTGTCGCAGTTATTTCAGCACTTGCACCATTAGTATAATTCCATATGTAAGATGTTGTTGTAAATTTAACCGCCATAATCCATTGGTTACTTCCATCTCTATACCCTGCCTCTGCATATGATCCATTTTCATTTGTTCCAACATATAATGACATATGTGATGGAGCACCTCCAACTGATGATATCTCAACTTGTGGGTTAAAGTTGGTATCACCATAACCTGTTGTACCGTTACCCGTTGCACCACTTGCATCGTGTGTAACCCCACCATTCCAAGTTATTGTAAATCCTGATTGTAATTTACCTTCAACTGCATTTGATGCTGCTGTTCCACCAACAAGAGGGTAGAATACGCTTAATTTGGAGTATAATCCTTCTGTCTTTAATTCTTTGTATAAACTATCAATTGCTGTTTCATCAGAAGATGATAATGTTCCTCCTTGAGCGTTAACCTCATCAATGAATGCTTGCGCATCTGCGTCAATACCTGCAACACTAGCAGTTGGTGTAGGGGTAGGAGTTGTACTAATAGTCGGTGTTGGTGTTGGAGTAACCGTTGCGTTCTCACATGCAGTACAAGAACTAAATAGAATATCCAATCCAACTACTTGACCTCCAGTACCCCCTGTTACGTAATTAATTATGTTGTAACAATTACCTGATAAGAATATTGCTTCTTTATTTGCCAAATCATCATAGTTCAATCCACATTCTAATGTGAAGTTTTGATTTATATCTGTTCCACTCGTACATCCACTAAATTGTAATTCAAAGTTTAATCCCTCACACGTAGGACTAGGTGTAATTGTAGGTGTTGGTGTAACCGTACTACTTGGGGTGATACTTGGAGTTAAAGTAGGAGTTACACTTGGGCTAGGAGTAATAGCCGGAGTATTACTTGGCGTAACTGATGGGGTCGGACTATTAGTCGGTGTAATACTTGGTGTAATACTTGGTGTAATACTAGGAGTTATAGATGGTGTTGGACTATTAGTTGGTGTAATAGACGGTGTAATACTAGGGGTCACAGACGGAGTTAAACTAATTGTAGGGGTAACTGTCGGTGTTGGTGTTGCACTTGCACCAGGCGTCTGAGATGGGGTCACAGACGGTGTTATACTTGGAGTCAATGATGGAGTAACACTAATCGTTGGAGATGGACTAGGAGTAATAGTCGGAGTTAATGATGGTGTTATACTAATTGTAGGAGTTGGACTATTTGTTGGTGTTGGTGTAACCCCCACAGGTGATGATGTAGGTGTAGGGGTATTTGTTGGTGTGTTAGTAGGTGTTGGTTGAGGGGATGCGCTAACACTTGGAGTTATATTTGGAAACTCATTAAATGGAATGAACTCATTCCCATACACAGGTTTATCAACCTTATTAAGTGTAATAACGTCCTTACCTTTTCTATAACTTACTCCCATTAACTATTATCCGTGATGTATTTTATGAACCTTACTGATTAAGTCATTGATGTTAATATTTTCATCATATGTAAAATAATGTGTCTTTACATTAATAACCTTCTTTTCGTCATTGAAATAAATCACCAACATTCCAACATAATCATGCTCCAAGTCAAGTTTGGCTTCTTTTACCAAATAACTACTATAGACAGTTTGTCCGATTGTACCCTCACCTTTCCATTCAAGGTCGGGGGCATACACTACTTGTGGTTTTTCTTCTTTCATATTTAAAAATCTTTTAATCCACTTTGGTATCATACTAATGAATTTAATTACCCAAATAAGAACCCTCTGGGCCGTTTATATCAACATTGGGGGACTCATACTCAATCAATGGTAATAAAACCAACCAGTCCTTGTCTGATGTGGTATTATTAACTATTTCCTCTTCAGATATCACCCAATTGTTATTTATATCAAGAACGGGGTTATAATAAGTTATCCCGTCATACTTTCTTCCTATTAAACTGTCTTTTTGACTATTAGTTATAATTGCGACTTTTCCCATATCTAATAAATATACAAAAAAAGGTGAAATGATATACACCTCACCTTTTTGTCTTTATAACACTTGAATTAATTACGCATTAAAGGTAATTCCACTGAATACTGCGGCGATATCACCACCATCTTCAATTTGAAGTGCAGCATTTGGTTCAAAACCTGTTAGGGTTAAGTTGATACCATTAAGATCATTAAAGTTCTGTCCTGATACCATTGAACCGTCAGATGCTAACAATCCATTGTCAATACCCACAGCCCAATATCTACCGTTTTGGTCAAGAACCACAGCATAGATTTCATTCTGTTTAACCAATTCAAAGAACACATTTCTCAATGTTTGATTTAGTTTGGGGAATGACAACGTAAGTGTTGGTGTAAAACCTACACTCTGAGCGGTATCGTTCACTGAAATAGCCTCTTCAAAAGAAGAACTATTCTTAACTAATTCAAACTTATAAAACGTACCTGTTCCTGATATTGCAGAAATTTGTCCATCAGTACCGGCAGTTGCGTATCCTGAGATTGTGTTTCCACTATCACCAAGTATCCACAAAGTTTTGATACCACCAAGAGAAGCGTTTCTACAATCAAGTGTGTAACCGTTTGAGATAAAACAACTCATAATATATTATTTATTTATTTTCGTTTATTTGTTTGATTCCCCCTCTCTAAATAAGGGGGAATCTATTAATCATTACTCAGCAACTACGAACGATGCGATATCAAATATACCAACACCATAAGTCATTCTTCCAATAACCTTCACAACGTCCTCACCTTCATCGTAGAACGCTCTGATTGACATTCCGTTGTCATCAACTGTGTTCATACCCACTTGGATGTAAGAAGCAGGTCCTGCAATTATCTTAGATTGTCCGTCCAACCCTGTTGTTGGGATAACTGAGATATTTGTACCAGGAACTCTTGCAACGAACTCAGCACCACTTTGAACACCACCATCGTTGAAGTCAAATAGATTTAACTCAGATGAGTTTCTTAATGCCTGAACATAGTTTCTGTAATCTGCGTATGATACGAAGATAACCAAGTCATCTCTATGTACCACATTGCTAGGGATTGATGCCGCAACTTCTGCCAAATAATCAACACCATTAGCAGCAGTTATTGCTGAATATGTAATAGATGTTGCCCCATTACCAGTTGTTACCAAACTCAATACACCATCAAAATCATCTGTTGGTTTTGAAGCCTGCCATAACTGTGTTTCCATTCTGTTTGCCATTCTCTGGCTTATGTCTGTAATCAAAGCCTCTTCAAAAGGAACTTCCTCTTGGAAGTTTGATTGACGTAATGCCTGACTTAAGAAGTAATCATATAGAGTATAAGGACATAACTCTTGATTAACCTTCTCAGTAGCCGTTTCAATTAATACTTGGTCAATAACGGTATTACCTGTTGAGTTGAACCCACAAGATTTTCCGTCTTGAAATACCAAACTATTGGTCATAAAACCCACTTTCTCAGAACCTCTAATGTTACCTCTAATAC